ACTAAAAGTATAGGTAGTTCCACTTGGTGCACTTGGTGCTCCACTCGTTGTTTTTTCATAGTAAAGATACCCTTGTATTGTTCTTAGTCCTGCTGCACCATCTGTACCATCTGCCCCGTCCGCCCCGGCTGCACCATCTGTACCTTGTATAGATTTTGCAAAAGTTTGTTTTCTTGTAAATGTATTTTCTACTCCTGCCTCATTTTTTACTATAATTGTATACGTAATTACTGCATTATTCTGAGTCATACTATTATGATCAGCGAATCGTCTTGTATATGTTGAAACTGTACTTGCACTTCCAACTGTAATACTTGAGCCTGAAGCAGATACTCTAAAAGAAGGTGAAGCATACGGAGAAGATCCATCATAAGGAACTTGAGTTGTTCCATTCCATACTTCGATATCTGTGCCTGAATCTGTGTAAGTTACTACACCTGCACTTGTAGTCGGTAAAGTATGTGCTTCATTTGATAGTATAGTTGTTATTGCGTCTATACCCGCTTTTAATCCTGAAATTGTAATTTGATCTCTTGCAAGAATTGTACTTGAACTTGATCCTTCTCGTATTTGTACTTCGAGTTTTTCTGGCATACTTGTATAAGCTGAAGGTGCTGAATAAGAGTACGTATTTGATGTAGTATTTTGAACACTTACATCATTTTTAAAGAACTCATAATATACAGTACCGCTTGTATTTAGAGCTGTTGCAGTAGCTGTAGCTGAAGAAGGGCTTGGATTTGCTCCATTTGTGTCATATTCAAAAGTTTGGTCTGCAATCGTTAAATTTACTGCTCTTGCATCGTCTCCTGCTGATCCGTCTGCACCGTCTGCTCCTGTAATACCTGCTGTAGTTGCATATACTATTTCAAAAGAGTAATTCGTACTACCGTCTGTTACAACTTTTGCAAGTATCGTATCTTTTGTAACATCAGGTTTAAAACTTTGCTTGAATATTGAAGTTCCAGAGTATGCTCTTGGTACAACTGTGTCTAATTCTAAAGAAGTATCGGATGTTATTCTATTAATTCTTGCCATGAAGCGAGTAGACCCAGCGCTATCAATAATGAACAAATCCCCTAAATTATAATCTGTTAAAAATGTAGTACTTGAGCCTGTTACAGTTCCTTCTTCATTGTCTATAGTAACGGTTCCTGTGGCACTTGATATTCCCGCATTTGCTGCTCCGACTTCTGCAAAATATTCATAGTTAAATGCATTTCCATCAGCATCTTGTGCGGCAGTATCAGTTTTTAATTCTAGTGCTTTTAAATGATGATAAGTTACATCTCCATCAAATAATAGAAAAGCTGTTGCGCTTGCTCCCATACCTGCAAATGACTGCTGATAATTTGCAGTTACAGTTCCAGAGAATAAAAATTCTTGTTCATTTCGGGACAAGAATGTGTAAGTAGAGGATCCAATTGAAGCTAATCCAGTGTTCGTATCTATACTTAGTGCTTGATTTAATGCTCCTCCTGTAAATAGTCTTCCGACTTGTGTTGGGGTTGGTAATCCTTCTTGGTTGCTTATTTCAATAGATTTTTGAACAGTTGATGATTTCATTTGCTCTGAATTTATTGTTCTAATTCTAAACGTAAAGACTCCATAAGAAGAAATAGGAATATCTATAAAACTTGTATCTTTTGTTGCAAATATTTTTTCATAAACGGGTCTACCACTTGCATTGTGTTCTATCTCATAGTAATTTAAATGTTCGTAAATAGAAGTCACAGCATTTCCTAACGAATCTGTTCTTGTGCTTGTAGGATGCTGCCATTGCATTCTTATAATTTTTGCAGCTCCTGTTACAGAAGTATCATCTTCTGTACTTGGATTTATATCTTGTTTTAATGATAAAGTTACTGATTTTGGCACAGGTACTTCTTCTGTATAAGAAGGAAGCGTTTTAATTGTTTGATCTTGTTGTAATTTATATCCTCTATCAACTAAATCGAATTTACTTGGTTCGTATTTTATTCCTATTATTTCATATCTTCCTCTGTCAGATTCATTTATTCCAGTAACTAAATATTGTTTTGCAGAGCCCTCATCAAGTGCCCCATCTGCTTTTATTTCTTTGATTGCCCAAGGCATATCTTTAGCAGGCGCACTACTGAATGCGCTTGATACTTGAATTGCAGTTACAGAACTTCCTGTGCTTGAAATAGTTTTAGTTTCAACTCTGCTATTTGGATTCCAATTTAATACTAATACATTTCCACTATCATCAACAGCATTTGCTACCTCTGCGCTTGTATCAAGAGTTACTAAACTTCCGCCAACTGTTGCTTGAGGAACATAGTCTCCTCTTATATATGAAATACTATTAATTGTTGCACTTTCTTGTCCAAGAAAAGCACCACCACTTGGATATACAATTGAAAGTTCAAAAGTATTACCGCTTGATAGATTTATAGCACTATCTACATTAATTGTAGTAGTAGTATTACTAGAAGAAGTTCTTCCACTGAATCGTATATGATCTCTATCTGCATCTTGTACATTTACTACATCTCCAGGTTTTAAAAATCCGCCATTAAAACTAGTTTCGAAACTAATTCCTTCAGTTTCCATAATTTCTGTAAGTAAAGTCCACTTACCAAATCTATGAGCTTGACCTCGAGAAGTACAACCAAAAGCCACAACATCTTTAGAAACTATTTTTCCAGTTTCAAGTATATTATTTGTATCTTCTACAATCTCTACTGCTTTTTTATACATAGAGTCTGGGTCATTCCAAGTTACTCGTACTTGATTACTTCTATATTGAGATTTTGTAGATGTATATGCAAATTTTCCTGCAATTACATTTGCTTTTGAAAAAGTATAAACAGGACTTTGAAATCTATTTTGAGAAAATTGTATTTCACCATTTAACCAAAACATCATTCCTCGGAATATGCTTGTGACATCTTTTAGTACTTTTAAGGCTTCTGCTGCTTGTGCTAAATATAAATTGCAAGTAAAACGAGGTTCTGTTCCTCCCTGTCCATCACTTACAAGCTCGTCACAATACCTTGCAATTCTATACAATTCGTATTTATCAATTTGTGAAGTATCAAAATATTTTCCAACTCCATATCTATCATTTGTTACTAAGTCATAAAATACCCAAGCTGGATTATCTGTATAAACTGGATGATGGTTTACGTGTGCCCCATTAAAAGTTGATTTATCTCCTCTAAAGTTGCCATCCCATTGTTGGTATGAATTTTCATCTGCACCAGTAGTTACGTTTCTATCATATCCTGCAACACTTCTATTTCCTTCTGTTCGAGGAAAGTAATTTGTAGGAACTTGTATTAAGCGTCCTCGTACATGATAACCACGAACAGGCAATTTCCCAAAAGACTGTGCATCAAAAATAAGAGCACCATAAGCAGATAAAGGATATGAAAGTTTATCATCTACTATTGCTTCAATTGTTTGTAAAGTACAAGGATTCGTATGGTCGTAGTCTCCATGTCGTGCATTTGTAGGATTAACTCTTTCTATTTTTACTTGAAAGTCAGAGAAAGGTTGAAATTCTTCCATGTTAATTGTAAAAGTTTCAATGAAAGGTGCTTTTGTTTCTGCTTCAACAAAGCCAGTATTCATTCCTAAACGACCTCTAAAATTTGAAGTTTTTCTGCCTGTAGGTCTTGCACTAATTTGTGCATCTGTTGGACCAAATATCTGTACTTCCGTAAAAGAAGAATCTCCTGCTCGTTTAAATCCTAAAAATATTCGTAACTCAACGTGTGCAGGAGCTTCATGTCCAGACTTTTTCTTACTTGCAAGCATCATAGGAAATTTAAAAGTTAATTTAAGTTTGTCTATTTCGGGCTGATTATTAATACCCATTGTACTAGCAGAGATTGTAGTAGGAGATGCAGTTGCATTTCCAGTTGTTGAATGATATCCTCCACTTGTTATATTACTTTGACTTCCTGTTATAGAAGATAGATCAGTTTGATTTATTTCTGTATTTGCAGAATGTACAATTGAAGCGCTTCCAATACCTGGAAAATTTTGAAGAAGAGGTTGATCTCTATATCCATTCATAAAAGCATATTGAAATGCTCCATGATTATAAATAGGAGTATCTGAAATATTTCTTTTTGGAGTAGTTGTAAACGCAGTAACATTTGAAACATTCCTTACATCTGTTCCTTGTGCTGATATATTTGATATGACTGCTGTTGTTGAATTTGTAATTGAATCTATTTTTCCTACTTTATCCACTGTTCCGTCTACATTTGATACTGTGGTTGAAGCAGGTAAAGCTAGTTGCACAGAAGTTGCTGAAGTAAAAGCAATTATTTCTGATCGAAGAACTCCGCCATTTACTCCTGCTCCGCTTACTGTTACGAATTGTTTCATTCCATCAACAGTTCCCGGTATGTAAACATCATTTGCATTAAAGAAACTTGAACTTGCAGTTACAGTATTACTTCCCTTTGTCATGCTTAGTCCGCCAGAAATAGCTTTCTTTGCCCCTGCTATATTTATATATCTGTCTCCATCATTTACGGATAGACCACTAAACATGCTATTTACATTGTCTACAACAGTTAAAGAACTCGCTGTGAATGAAACGTCTAGACTTTCTGCAATATTGTGTTTTGTTCCAATAGAACCAATTGTTGCTGCTGTTTGATCTAGATATATTGAATCAGTACCATTTACAAGTCCTTGAATAGGACCTTCTGATATAAGATCATACACAACGGCTGTTTGATACTCATTCGGATTATTTACTATGGATGAACTTGATCCTGCTCCTTGTGCTTGCCCACCATTTGTTAAATCGTAAAATCTACCTAAATTTTTCATTTAAATTGTCCCGATGCTCCTGTACCACCACCGCTATGCCTATTGTGTCCACCTGCACTCTGTCCTGAATCCCCATATGAACCATTAGGTGAACTTGAATCTGGAGAAATAATTGTATATCCTGTCTGTTGATAACTTATTTTATAGTCTATAAAGCCAATATTTGTAAGTGCTCCGCCTACTATGAGTTCTCCATATAGTAAAGGCACTGGTATTCCTTGTTTTGTATTATTCTGAGGTCCGTCAAAGAGATAACTGTCCCCTGCTTCTGAAGGACTTTCCGGTGTCATATATCCGACAACACCCGACATTGCGAGTCCTACTCCTAAAGTAGTAGTACCCCATGCGGCTACTTGTCCATAAGTATTAAGAGTTATCTGTGAGTATGTGGTAACCGTTTCACCTGCTGTAGTAACAGTGCTTACTACTTCTCCTCCTTCTGTCAGACTTTCAAAACCTTTAAGAAAACTAGGTCCATACCATATTAGTAATGCTCCTGCTATTATTTTTAACGCATCGCTGATTCCTGCTCCTGCTGCTTTTGGAGTTATAATTACAGTATCTTTTGGTTTTTCTAACATGACCGAGTAGCCATCTTCTAATAACTCTTTTCCATTTAATATATCAAAATCAACTCCTTCATCTGCTTTTTGTCGAATATACTCTTTAAATCCTTCAGTTTGGCAATCTATCAGTTTAAATATATCACGAAAGCTAGACGTAGCCATATGCCAGTCTGTTCCAAACTTTTCTCCGAGTTCTCCCATTAGCTTAACGTGGGTCATATATTTCTACTCCTTTCTCTGGGTATGATACAATTAAATATGGTATCTGCAATGCTTTTGCCGAGTCTTTATCAAGCTTGCTTGGATGACAATCTTGCATATAGTGACTATGGACTATATATTTTATTTTAGAAATTAACTGATACTTGCCTAAAACTTTTGCGTCAATTTCAAATTGATTTTCTTCTGTGGATATATTCTCACAAGGAATATATTTTTCTTTGTTATTTTCCTCAACAATAAGTCCACACATTTCACGAGGTGCCTCAGCAGCTGCCTGAGCAAATATTTCATCGAGAAATTTCACTGAAAGTTCTTTGAGCCTGGAAAAGCTCCAAACGGTAATGTTACTGTAGTATTTATTTCTGCTTTTGCTCTTGAAGTTGTTGAAGTAATATCTACAGGTGAAAAACCAAATCGTTTTCCACAAGAAGTTAATGATTTTCCACACTCATCTGCTCTTTTCCAAAAATTGTTAAAACCTGGTGTATTTCCTGCATGAGTAACTTTTGTTTTCCATACATAAGTCTTTCCACCACTTGCATAAGTAACAATATCATTTAATTTATCGTCTGTGTAAGCATTATAAGTTGTACTATTTGAGTATGCTCCTTGATGTACTCTCACTCTATCGAATTTTGCATTTGAATCAGAAGGAGTACCAAGTGATGTTTTTGTTCCTGCTACATTTACTATCCAATATTCTGTTATACTTGCACTTGTAAAAGAGCCATCAGTATTTACTTTGACTGCTGTTCCTGATGTGCTTATATAATCACTTACTGCAAAACTTGTACTTCCTCCAGCTGCTGTATAGTTTGTAAAACTTCCACTTGCAGGAACTATATATTCATCATCTAAAGTCACATATACTCCAGTATGTTCTACTCCATTTACTGCTGTTCCTAATATAGTATAATTTTGACGAGTAAATTTACTTTCTCTATGCCAACTACATCCACCGCATTTTTCAGATTCGGCTAAGTCTGGACTTGCTCCAGTGTACTCCCAAGGACATGCATTAGATATAATTTCTCTTGCGGGTATTTGTACTCCTTGTAAATCAAACGGAGCTGTTAGTTCATAAGAAAGAGTTATGGCATCTCTTGCATTAATTTTTGATATTGTCCAAACTTGTCGTGTAAATTCTATGGGAGTATTTCCTGAGCCAGGATCGGAACTTTCTCCCTGTAAATATCTTTTTAGCGTCATACGACGTATTACTTTTTTACCTAGTAAAGTATCAAAGTCGCTTGTTCCCATTGCAGTTGAAAAAGTATTATCAACAATTGCTACGTTAAAAACAGGTCTTGCTATTGCTCCTGTTGCTTTTATATCAAATCCATCCATCGTAAGGGGGCAGGGAGCATAAGTCCTTAAAGTACTTGGAGAACTATAATCGTACATTTGTAAAGATGAGCCATCAGAATCTTCTCCTTTTGTAAAGTATGCAAAAGTTCCATCTGCTTTTTCTATTTCAAAAAGTTCAACAAGTTCAGAACCTGGAGTTTGTTTTTGAAAATCACTTACTAATGTCATGATTCATATACTCGGCGAAATTCTGCTGTTAAATTATAAAAATTTTCAAATGCCCAAGTTTGATTCCAACTTGGACAAATACAAAATATTGTTTCAGTACTGGACGATTCATTACTGTCCTCTAAACTAAATTTAAACCTACTAACTCCTCCAAGACTTTCAAAAAACGCTACTAAATCGTCTATCTCTGCTTTTGGTCGTGAAGAAAAAGATACACTCATAGTTTGAGTTAATACGTTAATACCGTCTGCAACTCTTTGCTCATATCCATCACCAAAAGCTGCTAACAATACTCTAGGAGTATTTGATCTACCTAATCCTTTGTCGGGTTGTACTGGTGCAGAAAATCCTGTTATATTTCCGCCGTCTGCTTTAAATATTCCAAATGCCATAATCTATTAATAAGGGCTTAGTAAGCCTCCTGGTCGTTGTTGTTTTGATAATTCTGTTTGTACTGCAGCTGAAATTGCTCTTCCCAAGGTGTATGAATCTTCTCCGTCTCCTGTGCTAGAAGTTGCTCCAGTTGTCATGTTTACATTTACAGTTACATTATTTCCGCCTGTGCCGCCAGACATTTCTACTGGTATACTTCTTCCGTTTGGAAGTGGTACGACTGCCTCTGTTCCGTGTAGCACTGCAGGATATCCTGAGGCTGGTCCGTCTGATACTCCTCCTGTTCCAAATGAACGATATCCAGGAGACTTCATTATTCCACCATCCCTGCCTGTTGGTCCAAGTCCTGGAAAAAAAGGTATAGCTCCCATAACGGCTATTGCTGCTTGTTGAGCAAGTACTTGAGCCATGGCTGATAGTATTGATTTTGTCATGCTTAAGAAAGCGTCTTTCATGTTTGAAGTACCTTCTATAATACTTTGAAAAGCTGTTGCCATACTTGATTCAAAAGAATCTCGGAAAGCTTGCTGTACTTGATGTAAAGCACTTGCTTCCATTTTTGCTTTTCGTATTTTAGCATTTATATTATCTAACTTTTGATTTTCTATTGCTATTTGAGCGTCATCCTTATCTAGCTCTTTAGATTCAAGTTCTCGAATCATTGTTAATGCATCTGCTTGTTGTCTTTGTAATTCTAATACTGCTCCTTCTTTTTGCAATTGTTTTGCTCGCATTTTTGATTGTCCCATTGTCTTATTAAGAAGATCAGTTTCTAAACGAAGTTTTTCTGTGATCATTGTCATCTCTATATCATGTAATCGTTTGGCTTCTTTTTCTGCGAGTTGACCGTATTTCATTACAAGACCTGCACCTGCAATAGCAAAATCTTCATCACTATATGTTTTCTTTAATTGTCTTAATAATGCTTCGTCTTGTTCTAAGCCTGCCATTCCTTCTTTGCCCAAGAAAGTTGATAACATATCTTTCGTTGCCTTATCAAATAATGTTCCTTCATTTTCATCAAATTTCATTACAATATCAGCAGTTGAAAATTGCTCACCTAATCCTTTTAAAGCTGATCCAACAGATTTTATATTTGTTGTTAGTCGAGTTAATTGAGTCTGCGGAGTTTTAAAAGAGTTAAGAGCTTTAGCAAAATCTTGAGCAGAACTTGTCATA